ACTTGAAAAGGCTCGCCGTTCACCATAACTAGCGCCCGCCCGGTTAGCACGATGTTGAAATGCTTCGTCTTGTGCTCGTGGCCGATGATTAGGCTTCCCGCTGGCATCGTTATCTCGCGGAGATAGACGCCGGGCGCGAATCGGTGAGTTAGAGGACAGTCAACCTGCGGAAGCTCAAGAAGCTTCGCCTCTGCGGCCTCGATTTCGGCATTCCCGACAAGCCTTAGAGGTTCATGGATGTCGAGCGTCATAGGATGCTATCTTCGAGTTCCTCGAAGATTTATACGGCCCGCATGATCTTGCGGACGCCGATGGAAGGGGGAACGATGGAGTTGAAAAACGACTTGTTCCAGACGTAGGGCGGATGGGTGTCCCCTGTTCCGTTCATGGGATGGCTGTAACGCGGCGTTGGGGCGTTGGCTGGCACTGGAATGCGGTATTGGGGCCATTCGGAGCCCCAATAATCTCCAGGAGCCCTTGAAATCATCGGCCCCGTTGTCGGGTATCCGCTGGCATCGCCGCGAGGATCGTACTCTCCGGGGCTGTCTCCGGCTCCGACAGATGCGCGTCCAAGGTAGTTAGGCATCCGGAACTTCGTGGAATCGGAATCGGCAGCCTTGTTGAAGGTCGTCCCGATGATCGCAGCAAGGTCCGGGTAGTCGGCGATGTTGAGTTGCTGTCCCTCGCAAAACAGATAGTTGTCCGGAGGCGTTCCGATGGCTGAAGGCCAGTCGAATACGGAGCCGATTGGAACGGTCAACTGCGGGAGGTATTTGCTCTTGCCTGCATCCCAAAGCTCGATGGTCCTTCCGTTGACATAGATTCCGACATTGGTAATCGGCCTCGACCCTCCGATTTGACCGGCCAGAGAAGCGCCGGTTGCGTAGAGCGTGGCGTTCTCAGACATCCATTCAAGGAACTCTTGCGGCGTTCCCTTCCAGCCTTCCGGCAGGCTGGCGAAAGTCAATTCAATGGCTGTTGCGCTTTGGTCGGACATATTATGAAAGGTCTCTGTTCCAGGTCTTGCGGAATGTCAGCGTGAAAGAGTGGGTTGCTGGCTTCTTCTGCGCATTCGTGAAGAGGTAAGTCCAGAGGAATTGTTTGCTGTCCTCATCATAGATTCCCATGGTGCGCCAGTTCGTTCCTACCGCATCCGTAACTCCGAAGGTTCCGGAATAGGTATTCGTGAAGCTTCCGGCGACATACCCGTTAGGGGTCATGCCCACGAATTGAGCCCCTGCGCTGCGGTCGGGAGGAACGGATGACCCGGTAAGCGGAACAAGCGCAGCGGAGGATATTGACAGCGCCATGTCACCCCCGGCGTAGGGCTCAAGCCCGATGTTGCTAATGTCCGTGCTGCCGTCCGATGCCACGAAGCTTGAAGCGATTGCCTCAAGAACCCATGAACCGGCCCGCGAAGCTCCACCCATCGCCGCCGTATCGCCGGAGAACAAGCCGGTTCCCGATTGGGTTGCTACGGGGCTGAAGGTGACGACTAGCGAATAAGTGACCTTCACTTGCTGCCCGCCAACCTCCGGGTTTTCTCCCAATGCCAGGACCGGAGACGGATTCCCGCTGCCGTCTTCGAGGCGCACCATGACATTGAGATTTGCCCCCGTCGCCGCCAAGTCGCTTAGTCCGATGTGACTATAGCTATTGTACCCGTAGAGGGTGATATTCAGGCTTGTATGGGTGGCAATCGGGGCGCGATCAACGACGACGACGGTTGCGCTCGTGCGGCTGGAAATCTTGCAAAACTCCCCGGTGCTTGGAAATTTGATGTACTTGCCAATGTCGCCGGTTGCGAAATCGCGGGCTCCTGCGGTCCGCGTAACTCCCGTCCCTGTCCAGGTGTAAGTGTTCGATACGTCCGGAGTCTCGATGTTCGACGGTTCAGGGTCGAATAGGAACGTGCGCTTGAAGGTCCGGATATTCCCACTCGCCGTGGTAGTCGTGTTCTCTCCGACGATAGAGCTATAGTTTCCGGTCCTTCCGGCCTCCGACGCCAGCCCGGTAGCGTTGACCCGGTAGAGCTTGATGGTCTTCGCTGAATAGGCTGTCAGGGTTGCGCTGCCTACCGGCCTCACGTCCGCGACGGTTGCCGAAGAAATCGTTGTGATGATGCACTCGATTCCGGTTTGGCTGCGGATCAAGAATCCTTCATCGTCGGACGTGAAATCGCGGACTCCGCTGATCCTCGTAACTGTAGCGCCGACATCATCGAGGGTATAGGTTCCCGTAACCGTCTCGCTCATTGCAACGGTGTCCGTACCCTTCACGGCGTACAGGAACATATCGCAAATCGCCACTTCGGCGAGGCGGTCAAGCCCTTGATCGAGGATCAGATTGGGGCGCTTCTTGCTACGATGGACGATGCGCCCCCGATGATCGAGGACATCGACTTGAACAAAGCCTTTTAGGGATATGGGAAAATTCATGTTGCTAAGTCGATTTCTCCGGACTCGAAGGTTATTGAGTGAGCTTCTGCCGTTGCGTCGTATATCATGCCACGCACGAATGAAATAGCTACATTCGATTTCTCGGAAATTGCTATAGAGCCCGCCACTCCCTGAGTTATCACCCCATGAACGAACGATATGTTGTTTGAGGCGGCTTCGAGGAAGCGAAGAGGGTAGGGAGGCGATGTCAATGTTCCGTCCCTTCCGCTGTCGTCCTTCACGTACATCTTGACGATGTTTCCGATAGAGCGAATTGAAATCAGCCGGACCGCATTGATTCGCAGGTCCGGCATGATGGTTTGCTCCGTGGCGAAGTTGTCTTGAGCAAACCGGGCGAAGACGACAAATGGATGTTCGATTCTCAGGTAGTAGCAGACGACGCCAGCGGAGCCGCTAGGGTCAACGTCCGACAAGTCGAACAGGAGCGGAGAATTTCCCTCGAAACTCAAGTCTGCGATGGTTCCTGAGTTGTCCACGTACCATTTCAGTTCGATGAATCCAGGGTCTTCCTTTTGGATTGCCATGTGAAGCAACCCTTGGGAATCGAAGCAATGAGTTAGCTTCGTCGTGACAGTGGCCGGGAATAGTCCGGACATAACCCCTAGAGAGTTGGCCGGAGGAGTCACCGAACCAACAACGCCGATTCGGATTCCGGACGAAGCAACCCATGCCGTCCAAACTAGCATGTGAGGGCGCGTTGCCGGGGCTCCGGGGACATCCGGCCCTACCGCATAGCTTACGGTGTCCAGTTGGGCGAATTGCTGGCCTCCTGAAGCTGAGAACACGCATACCTGAGTGAACGCCAGAGCGCCCATGATGTCGTTTCCGCTGTCTGCCTCGCATCCCTCCCTCGATCCAAGGGAGTCGTAGTCCAGCGGGAGAACTGTCGGCGTGTAGGACTGAAGGGCCTTGTTCATAGCGATGTTCCCTCTTCGGTTACGATGATCGTCTTCCCAACTTCACTAATCGGGCATCCTCCCCGGTTCGATTCCTCCGCTTGAGCATAGACAAGGCGAACGTCCCGAATCCCCATCCGGCCCTTCCATTGCAGTAGCAGCCCGAATCCCTTGTCCTTGCCGGGGCGGTTGGGGGCGGACTCAGGTTCGCAATCGAGTCCGGTATTGCTGAACTCGTTCGTTCTGATCGTCCTCGCCTGCGGCTTGAAGGCTTGAAGTATGCTGGAAGTGTCCAGGGTCTTTTGAATCGCGGAGCCTATCGAGCCCTCTTCGGCGCGAAGCTCAAACTGTCCGATTTGATACCATGGCCCGCGAGTTCCGCCAACGTACACCGTCAAGCTCACGTCACCCAAGATTTCAACTAGCTCGATTTCGGCATATTTGAATACCTGCATCCTTTCGGCTGCCGCGATTGCAAGTTGAGCTTGGCAGGCGATTCTTCCTCCGGCGTCGTTGCGCTCGCTTCGCATGGCCTCCCATATATGAATGTGCGTATTGTCTGCCGGAGTCCTGTCAAATGCGGCGCAATATAGCCTCTTGCGGCCTCCTAGCTTGCCCTCTGCCCATTGGACAGGACGGAAGCCGCTCCAGACGCCAGCCCATGCCGTACTGGCTTCAAGCAGGTTTTCAAGCGGGGACTGATCGAGAACCCAAGTCTGCTCGTTGTTCTTTCCTCCGCTTGGCACGCTCACGAAGAGAAGGTTTTCATGGGCGATGGCGCACGCCCCCGACATATTCGGAGCTAGGTTCCGCTTGCTCCGAATCATCTGGCTGTCAATGGGCAGTAGCTTGCTCGTGTGATCGGTGTTCATGGCAGCATCGAGCGACACGAGGCCAAGCAGAGAATGCCAGTAAGTGAGTCCGTACTGATTGCAGGCTGTCCGGCCTGCATCGCATCCGATGTTTGGGAAAACTAGCTTCTGAAAATCGGGCGTGCTGCTCCATGTCGATCGGTCTCGAATGAAGCTCTTGAAAAC